GCCATACAGCTTAGAACATAAGTAAACAACATGAGGTTCAGGGTAGACTGTCTCACCAGTTGTCTTTTCAAATGGTTTTGGTATGTACCATTTGTAACCATTAATATGAGCATAGGAAGTACCGCCACAAAAACGGTACTCTACCCAATCACCAACTTCATATTTTCTGTCCATGACTAGTCCTCCAATAACTTGTCAGCAAGTAACACTTCACTAAGATCGTCAAGATTAGCTTGAGCTTGTTCTTTACGTTCTTGCTCTACTTTTTTACGCTCGACTTTCTCATGTACTTTTTGAATGTAACTGTCGTCAACTAAGTCAGCTAAAGTCGGCACAGCTTTAAGTGCCTGATTCAATGTAGTAAAGTTAGTCAAAGTGTCTTGAATCCTAGAAAGAAAATCGAATCTTTTGTTATGAAGAGCATCATTAAAATCACCAATACGAACAGCTTCTTGATAACTAGGATCAGAAAGAGGAACTTTCAATGTAATTATTTTACTCCATCTGTCACAAAGAAAGTCTGGAGCTGTACGCATAGTTGAAAGCTCAATATCAAACTTGCCTTCACTATCGTCATCGGTGTAAATTCTAACGTAACTTACTTCACTTCTTTTACCAGGTTCAACTTCGTCAAACTGCGAAAACTTTTCTTTATACAAAGCTTGGAAATCTTCAACAGAGGGTTGAACATAAGTATCAAAAATCTTATCGCCAAACGTAGGGTCTACCTTTTGCTTGGGGTTTATTTTATCGAATTTATTTTTTGCAGCCTGTTCGATCTCAGCCATGAGTCGATTAGACATTCGTACGGTTGCCATAGTAGTACCTCCTTACAGTATGACACTGGCGTTTTTGTTGATCCAATCCTTTAGATCAGCATTTGTAAGTAATGTTTTGTCTTTAGCTAGACAGCCTTTGACAGCAATTACTTGATACTCAACCGGTAACTTTGTTACTAGTTGCATAATATTTTTTAGTTTAGGCGCTTCTGCACGGGCGGCAATAGCACCTGATAAAGCATACAAGATAGCTGGATTATCGTCAGCTTTTAGCTTGTAAGTTGATGGGTCGTCAATAAGTTTGTCGACATCTGGTAAATCGTCAGCAATTTCTTTGAAAGCAACGAACTCACCAGCTGGACCATCACCAACCAAGGCAGCAACACCATAGAAGAAATCTTCTTTAGTGGTTGACTTGTCATAAGTTGCTAGTTTTTTGTCAACAAATGACCAAGACCTTGGAGTTGGAAAAGCATACTCATCAGCACTAAATGAATTTAGTAAGCCGGGTCGGTATTGCAAAAACGAAATGATGGATGAGTCAATGCCATTAGCAAATGCCCAGTCCGCCCAAGCTTCGATGGTGGGTTCTAACTCATAATGAGCAAGCCTGTTACGGACTGGTGAGGGCATTTGATAAACTGCAGCTGAGTCAGTCAGTCTATTACCCGCTGCAAGAATTGACCACCCATCAGGTAGTGTGTAGTCGCCTACTTGTCTTGTAAGCAGTAATTGCAAAAATGCATTCTGCGTTGCTGGTGGGGCAGTTGGCAACTCGTCAATGAACAACAAGCCACGGTCCCCGTCCCGCTGTGTAATAGGAAATACATCTGGTACTGCCCATTTGGTAAAGCGCTTACCAGATTCTTTCAATGATACAATGTGTGGAATACCACGCACATCGACAGGATCAAACAAGTTTGCCCTGAAGTCTAAGATACCAATACCAAGCTCTTTAGCAACTTGGGCTGGTATGTCGGATTTACCGATACCTGGTCCACCCCATATCATGGTGTTTAGACCAGCACGTAAATTAGCTTTGATCTCCGAGACCAAAGTCTTTGGATTTATTTGATGCATGACAATTACCTCCTTTCAATTGGTTCAACATCTTTTACTTTAATTAACTCGCTTTGTTGTATTTGTTTGATAAAAGCAAGTTTAGCTTCCACATCGAAATCAATACCTTCCTGATGCTCAGGGGCTTTGAATTCAATAGTGATTTGCATATCAGGACACTGGCTACTGTAAAAAGTAGCGCGCCAATATATTTCTTTTAGTTTACTCATTTAACTACCCTCAATTCTGGTGTGAAACTAACTTCGTATTCAGGTTTATCAGAAAACCACATACCAACATAAACAGGTTGCTCATCAATCTGTTTGTCTTCTTTGTAAGCTTCCATAATATTATGTAGCTGTGTCATGACGTACTGTATCTCAGGCAAATCATCATGACACGGAAGAAAATCAGTTTTGTACGCAACTGCCTCATCAGATAAATGTGTAACATCTGAATCTTGAACATCGTATTCTTGAGTAGATACGATTATAGTTAGTCCAGTTAACATACTCTGAAGCCTCCACTGGCTTGAACAAACTTTTGAAAATCAACCACATTCTCAACTTCGAATGGGTAACTGGTACGATAGTCTTTGTGCTTACCTTTACCACTGCAACCATTGCAAGTACCTTGAACATACTTGTCATCACGAACTCCTGTACCATCGCAGTGGATACACTCAACTAAGTCAAGCTGCTCGAGATGAGCTTTGTAGTTAACTTCATAAGCTTTTGTTGCACCTGTCATAAGATCAATATTTAGCCTATTAGCAATCTTATCAGCTAGTTCTTTGTCGTACAAATAACCAGAGTTGCTGTGTCCTGCGTCTTTGTCTTCTTGAGATAAGAACTCATCGCAAGTATGGCACACATAATCCCATAAAGGACGCCACCACCAGACATTGTTTCTAAAATAATGTCCTGGGTTATCGGCTTCAAATTTTGCTACTGCGTCGAAATACTGTTGTTTTTCTTCTTCAGTAATTTTGTCAAAGTTAGGCATTACTGGTTCTTCACCAACAATGTGTGGATTCTCACCATATACATCCATTCCCATAGCACACCTCCTTGTCTAAAAAGGGAAAATGCTCGGCTTTTCATCCGAGCGCGGGCTTTTCGTAACCACCGCCTTGAGCTTTAGTACGTCCCCAAGATGACGCGATCTAGCTAATATTTTAAAGGGAGAATATTTTATGCTAGATCAAAAATTGACTTCGTGTGGTCTTTCGACTTCACATTCATGTCAATTGCTACTTTGAGTGACTGATCAACTACATTGGTGTAGTTCCAATCAGCCAAACGCTGCAGCCTCCTCTCCACTTCCGTTCTGACGCGCTTAGTTTCCAACGCAGTCTTGTTCAGACCAAATCTGTTGTCAACTTTAGCTACGACATCACGAAGCATACGAGCTTTACGTCCAAGACCAATCATACGTTCTTCACGTTCAATGAGCCATGTTGGTAACTCTTCATTGGGATTAGCTTGCTCAGCTTCTTCTTTGTACTCGTACGCAATAGAAGCGAACTCAGCCCATGTTCTGGTGTTGAGTTGCAAGAAACTAATACCAGTAGATTGTGGATCAGTCTCACACATGACAAGTAAGCCTTGTACAATCGTATCGACTTGATTCTCATAATACGCTTGCTCTTTGTCGGCATTATCGCCTGCAAAAGTAACAGGTGTATCTTTCTTGTCTTCAAAGACTTGCATGATGCCATCAACGCGCAGGGCATTGAAGGTTGGTTTACCATCGACATCCAGTGCATATTTCTTGAAGAAATAGTCTGGTAATTGTATGGCGTCTGGTCGAGCACGTTCTTCCGCACCTTCTGGATCGCCCATAGTATCGTCATTGTACATGTCGTCAGTAGTCTCGACTGCTGGGACAAGTTCCTCGCGTTCGACATCAAAGATGTCTGAAGTTTTTGCATTAGCCATTTAAACCTCCTGTTGTAGTAGCTAAATTAACACTAGTTTCAGCTTGCATATCAAGTTCAGCTTGCTCTGCAAGTTTTAGGATTTCGTAATTTACATATACTTCACTCATATAAACCTCCTTATATAAATAAATGAAATAAATACACAAAAAAACTCCTAACACGACCGCCCCGTGGTCGTGAAAGTTACACACTGCTGTAACATTTTAACGAAAGAATGCGGGTTTCAGAGGAAATGTTACAGCTGTTACAGCTAAAAAATCACAAGTGTAACATCGGAAAGGTGCATGGATAAAGGCTTGGGGGAATTCTGTTACATGTTACAGATAAAAACGAACTTCGTAGGCAGAACAACGAACAACGGTCGACTTTGTACAACTCAAGTTTTGAAAACCTGTAACTTTGTAACATTTTGACGTGCAAGACATCCCAAACCCTTTTGTTGGCTGCGCAAAAGCATGTTACAGAAGTAGTGTTACACATGGGCTTATGACGTGTAACATCTGTAACATTTTTTCAGCACAGCACAACGCACATCCACATCACTTCGTGATGATAGTAGTAGCACACGCACGATGATAGTAATAAAAAAAAGAATGGGGGACCGAAGCCCCCCTACGAGGTTACTCTTTTGGAAGAGTAAAGAAGAATTTATAGAGCATGTACCAGCTAACGAATGTGCTGATGATAAGTAACGCTACCCATACACAGAGTAGTCCAAGAAAAATGTCTAACATTTATTCCTCCGGGTTGTATAACAAAATGGCTTTGCCACAGATAAAAGAAACAAGCCCCATTGTGAACCAGATAAACAGTTCAAGTATAGACTGTTGACCTACGTAGTTGAGGATGTCATGAGTAAGTAAAGCGAAAAGTACTAGTGATCCCGAGAAGACCACTAGTAAGATTACGTTAGAGAAGAATCGCATTCTAGTCATAAGTCCATCTCCATTTGCACGGGGTTCTTGGACCTAGTATCTTTCTTAAGTAAGAGATCAATCTCTTTACCATGGTAACCAACAGCTACTTCATTCAGAGCATTCTTACTTCCCTCGACTAAACTCGGACCTACACTCTTTACAGAATCATAAGCCTTCTTACTAACATGCTTGGTAAGAGCAATACCCTCACCTATTTTATAAAATAAATCTTTCATAATATTTACCTCTTTATATAGATTAAATAACATAAGTAACACCCATTACTTACACTTGATACACCACAATAGCGCGCCATGGAACATGGCGTGATATCCACGGACAACTAAGCCCGAGTGGCGTTTGAACGAAAAAAGAAAAGAGAAAAAACCAATACAAGGTTCCAAACGATGAAACCTGAACTGTGAATTACAGATGTCGAAAAGGGGGAAGGGGGTCTGTGCTGGCAGGGGGGGAGAAGATGACAACGGAATATAGAATTCGCTTTTTCAAAAAAATTTTTGTAATATTTTTTCATGGAAAAACACCTCTGCAAAGAGTGTCGAAAGGAATTGAAAGAGGACCACTTTGAGTTCTTCAAAAAAAAGTACGGTCTTTATCGCCGAAAAGTTTGCAGAAAGTGTTACTATGAGCAAAGAAATAAAGTCCGATCTTCAACTCCCTATAACTATTTAAAAATTGTTATTCAACAACTTAAATCGAAAAGAGTTAAAGAAGGAGTGGAGTGGGACTTAACTTGGGAAGAGCTCTGCGAAGTATGGGACGACCAAGAAGCAGTATGCGCTTTATCAGGAGTATTGATGACACATAAAAAAGGTGATGGACACCAAGAACTAAACGCGACCATTGACCGTGTAGACGGCAGCGGACCGTATACCAAGGACAACGTTCAACTGGTTTGCCACCGCGCGAACCTTATTAAACACACTATGACCGAGGACGACTTGTACTGGTGGTGCCGCAACATAGTGACAAACAAAGATAAAATCTAATATAATTCAATTTTATGGCCTTACTAAAAGAAAACGAAGATGTCAATAACATAACAGAAGAGGAAAGAGAGGAGATGCGTTCTCACTTCCCTTATGCCGGAGTTCACTTGGGTGAGCTGTCAGTACAAGAAGAGCGTCTACTTTTATTCCATCTTCGTGGTCTAAGTAAAGCGGCCGCCGGTCGAGCAGCAGGCTATCGCGACCAAGATCACGTTTATCAGTTGTTTAAGAAACCAAAAATGCAAAACGCTTTGCAGTATTTGCGTGGTCAATTGGTTGAAGAAACTAAGTTCGATCGTCAGACCGCAACCAATATGTATTTGGAAGCTCATAGAAAATCTGCGAATGCAACTGAAGAAAAAAATGTTGTCGATTCGTTGTGCAAGCTCCACGGTCTATTTATGCCAGATAGTGCAACGCAAATAAATATCAATGTTGAAAAAGTTGAACAGTTAGAAAAACTATCCGATGCCGAGCTCTTAAAACTTGCCGGCTCCGATGTTAAATATTTAGAGCCGAATGGACATAAAAAAGATTGAGTGCGAAAAGTGCAAAGGCCTTTTCCCTGAAACTTTAATTCTTAAGGAAGGAATTTGTGTCCACTGTCGAGCAGACGATGTAGAAAAGTTGGCCGAACCCCAGGCTCAAACTCAGGAAAGTTCGGAAAGCAAAAAGCAGATATCCGCACAAAAAAGAGCAGAGCGAGAATTAGCCAAACGTATTTTATGTCGAAAGCGTCTTTTACCATTTGTTGAACGTACCAATCCTGACTACTTAGCTGGTTGGGTCCACAAAGACATCTGTCAAAGGCTAGAAAAATTTTCAGAACAAGTCGCCAATAAAGAGTCACCAAGATTGATGCTCTTTATGCCGCCGCGTCACGGTAAATCTACTTTAGCTAGTGTGGCCTTCCCTGCCTGGCATCTTGGTCGACACCCACATCACGAATTTATTAGCTGTTCCTATTCAGGAAGTTTAGCTATGAATTTTTCGAGAAAAGTTCGTCAGGTTTTAAGGGAGCCAGTATATAAAAATATTTTTGAAAAAACTAGACTAGATAAAGATTCTCAGTCCGTAGAATCATGGAACACGAACCAAGGTGGTGGTTATGTAGCCGCTGGTGTTGGTGGTGGTATTACTGGTAAAGGTGCCCACGTTTTATTAATAGATGACCCGATCAAAAACCGAGAGGATGCTGAGTCCGATAACAATAGAGATGCGACTTGGGATTGGTACACTTCAACTGCTTATACACGTTTAGCCCCGGGAGGTGGTGTGTTGGTAATTTTAACTAGATGGCACGATGACGATTTGGCTGGTAGATTGTTGCGGTTTGCTGAAGAAGGTGCCGATCAGTGGGAAGTTGTAAAGTACCCAGCTATTGCCGAACACGATGAAGAGTTTAGACAAGAAGGCGACCCTTTGCATGAAGAGCGTTATGACTTACCAGCACTTGATCAAATAAGAAAAGCCATTGGGCCGCGCGACTGGACGGCGCTGTATCAACAAAACCCAGTGTCCGATGAAGGGGATTATTTTTCCCGGGACATGGTGCGTTATTACGAAGAAGGTGAAGTTGATTATGACAAACTTCGGTACTACTGTGCGTGGGACTTGGCTATTGGTCAACGCGACCGTAACGACTATTCTGTTGGTATTGTTGTGGGGGTCGATGAGTACGATCAGTTGTTCGTGGTCGATGTTGTTCGGGGTAAGTACGATGGTTTTGAATTAGTAGAACGCATTTTAGATTTGTATGAACAATGGCGACCTGGTATAGTAGGAATTGAGAAAGGTCATATTGAAATGGCACTAGGGCCCTTCTTAGAAAAAAGAACGAGAGAACGAAGATTAAACGAGGCCTATTTTAAAGATTTAAAAGTAGGAAGACGTGATAAAGAAGCAAGAGCTCGTGCGATCCAGGGTAGAATGCAACAAGGTATGGTATACTTGCCAAAAGACGCAGTCTGGACTGGCCCTCTAGTTGCGGAATTATTACGCTTTCCAAATGGGACTCACGATGACCAAGTTGACGCGTTAGCTTGGATAGGATTGATGATGACAGAATTTAGTACATTCTATGAAGCACCTGAGCATATACCTTCTTGGAGAGATAGGCTAAAATATTTAACGAAAGGAACGAAGCGTAAATCTTCGATGAGTGCTTAATGGCTATACATAAAAAACCAAAAAAGAATATGAATGCTGCTGAAGAGGCAGCTCTGGCTAAATCACAATGGGATGCTTACACTCGAGCTCGAGATAATGGGCATACCGATTACATAGATATCGCAAAACAATGCGATGCCTACTATAGGGGAGAACAGTGGGACGCGGCCGACGTTGCAGCCTTAGATGACCAAGGTCGACCTGCTTTAACAATCAATACTATTTTACCAACCATCAATACGGTTATTGGTGAACAAAGTACTCGAAGAGCTAGTGTTAAATTCAAACCACGTGGCCGTGGCATGCAAGAAGTTGCTGACGTTCTAACTAAATTATATTTACAAATCTCAGACAACAATAAACTTGAATGGGTTGAATCCCAAGTTTTTTCAGATGGTCTAATTCAAGACAGAGGTTGGTTCGATGTCCGTGTTGATTTTTCTGACAACATTATGGGCGAAATTCGCATTACTCCAAAAGACCCGCTCGATATTCTTATTGACCCAGATGCAAAAGAATATGACCCAAGAAGTTGGAATGAAATCTTTGAAACCAAATGGATGAGTATCAATCAGATTGAAGAACAGTATGGGCAAAACAAAGCAGATAAATTAAGAACTATTGCGGAAGTTGGGTCCACACTAGGTTCAGATTCTATTGAATATGAAGAAGAGCGTTATGGTGATACCTATTCTGGTGAGTATGCTAGTGATTATCCACAGAACCCAGATGAAGCTCGAGAAGTTAGGTCAATTCGAGTAGTAGAAAGACAATACTACAGATTAAAAGAGTGTATGTTTTATGTTGACCCAGTAACAGGTGATGAAAGAGAAGTCCCTTACGATTGGGGTAAAAAGAAAAGAGAATCTTTTGCCGATGACTTTGGCCTACATATAGTAACTAAAAAAGTCCGAAAGGTACGTTGGACAGTAACAGCTGACACAGTAGTGCTTTTTGATGATTGGTCGCCTTACAAACATTTTACCTTAGTGCCTTACTTCCCTTACTTCAGAAGAGGTAAACCATTCGGTATGGTAAGAAACTTATTATCACCACAAGAACAATTAAATAAAATTTCATCGCAAGAGTTACACATTGTTAACACTACAGCTAATTCAGGTTGGATTGTAGAGTCAGGTTCTTTAACAGGTATGACGGCAGATGATTTAGAAGAGCATGGTGCGGAAACTGGTTTAGTTCTCGAATACAATCGAGGTTCCACTCCCCCTGGGAAAATCCCCCCTAACCAGATTCCCACCGGCCTTGATCGTATAGGACAAAAAGCCGCTGCTAACATAAAACAAATAAGCGGTGTTTCTGACGCTATGTTAGGGACCGATTCACCAGAAGTTTCTGGTATTGCAATTCAAGCTAAGCAGAATAGAGGCATCTTGATGATTCAAGTTCCTTTAGATAACTTAGCAAAAACTAGACAGTATTTAGCAGAAAAAGTATTAGAACTTGTACAACAGTACTACACCGAAGAAAGAATTGTACAAATAACGGATGAGTCTGATCCGTATAAACCAAGCTTACCTTTAGTTGTAAACCAAATGACACCAGAAGGTAGAATTGTTAATGACTTAACCATAGGCGAATACGATGTAGTAGTTGACACTATGCCGGCAAGAGATAGTTTTGATGAAGTTCAGTTTGCTGAAGCTATTGAACTTCGAAGAGCTGGTGTTCCAATTCCAGATGACTTAATTGTTGAGTATTCACACCTAGCAAGAAAAGCAGACATTGCACAACGTATTAGACAAATGCAAGGTATGGAACCACCTACACCTGAACAAGCAGAACTACTTCAGTTCCAACAACAAGCTCAAATTCAAAGTGCACAACTTGAAGTGGCAAAACTGGAAGCAGAAGTTGCTAGACTTCAGTCAGAAACTCAACTTAATATGGCAAAAGCTGAAGGGGCACAAATGGACCCACAATTGAAAATTGCTGAATTACAAAGTAAACTACAAACAAAACGTGAAGAACTTGGTTTACGTGAGCGTTTATCATCTTTAACTAATGATATGCGTAAGAACCAAAGTGACACTGCCGCAGCTGCTAAATTAGCTGCCGCAGCAATGAAGCCAATGTCCAAATAGGAGGTTAAGTATGGCAAGAAAGAAGAAAGCAGCGAAAGCTGAAGAAGTAAACGAAATAATCTTAGACGGAGTGCCCGGGGCAGACCCAATAAGTGAAGAAGATACTGAGTCTTTTCAAGTAGATTTAAACTTTGAAGATGCAGTAGAAACCGAAGAAGTCGAATTTCCAAAGGAGCAAGAAATTGAAGAAACCGAAACATCCGAACTCACAACAACTCCAGAAGAACTTCAGGAAAAAGCTGAAGAGGAAACAGAAGCAGAAGGAAGTGAAGATGGAGAAAATCCAAGCGAAGAAGTCGTGGATGCAGAAAATGACGCAAATTCACAACCAGATGTACAACAACCTGTTGAAGAAGTTGCAGAAGTAGAGCAAAAAGCACCTATGGTGCCAAAGTCAAGGCTTGATGAAGTCCTTGCTAAACAAAAAGCATTACAAAAACAATTAGAAGAAGTGCAAAAAGCAAACCAAGAAGTCCAAAAAGAAGCGCCAAACTATGATTTTGCGACAAAAGAAGCTGAATATCAGCAACTTGTACTTGATGGCGAGTCTGAAAAGGCCGTTGCACTTAGAAATGAGATAAGACAGGCTGAAAAAGACCAGTTTATGTTTGAAGTTCAACAACAAATGGGCCAAACAGTCCAACAAAGTCAAGAACAACAAGCTTTGCAGGTAAAAGCAACTGAACTTGAGCAAAAATTTCCTATTTTTGATATAAATAGTGCCGAACATGACCCAGATTTACTAAAAGATGCCTTAGAATTGCGAGATGCGTTTATGATTCAAGGTTATGAAGGCCCAGATGCCCTTGAAAAAGCAGTAAATTTAACTCTTTTACAACAAAAGCCAACACTTTTACAAGAAAAACCAGTTGAGGCCCCTGTTGAGGTAAAAGAGATACAACAAAAACAACAAAAAGTAAAAGTAGAACAGAAATTACAAGCTGCTGAGTCTCAACCACCTCAAATGAGAGGAGAAAGTGCTAAAGCTTCAGATAAAGTTGATATTCATAAATTATCTGAGAAAGAGTTTAATGCTCTTCCTGCTGAGACTTTAAGACGGTTACGTGGTGACTTTAGTTAAACTATAAGTTATCATTAAAAAGTTCGTGTGCTACTACGATATGTAGCCCTAGTCGCTGAGGTAAAAAAGCGTTGTAGCCTAACACGGCGTAAATCTGTTCGAGGTCGTTCTCGTTAACTTACGAAAGCGTTTCCCAACGATAAAGGGTACACGGGAGAAACAGTTGCCCCAAAAAGTCGACTGGTTAAACTTTTTTTGTAAATTATTGGAGGCTTAAATGGCTAACACAAATTTTTCATCTTTGACCAGTGAACAATTAACAATCTGGTCAAGAGATTTTTGGCGTGTTGCTCGAAACATGTCCTTCATTAACCAATTTGCAGGAAGCGGTTCAAACGCAATGGTTCAGAGAATTACTGAACTTACTCAATCCGAAAAAGGTGCGAGAGCAGTTTTAACTCTTCTAGCAGATATGTCAGGAGATGGTGTTGTTGGTGATAACACTCTTGAAGGTAATGAAGAGGCATTAAGAGCATATGATATCGTTGTCCAACTGGATCAACTAAGATTTGCTAACAGACTAGCAGGTAGATTAGCTGATCAAAAATCAGTTGTGAATTTTAGAGAACATTCTAGAGATGCTCTTGCATACGCAATGGCTGATAGAATTGACCAGCTAGCATTCTTAACCCTATCTGGTATTAACTACACTGTGGGAAATAGCGGTGCTTTAAGGTCTGTCCTAGCTTCAGGACAAAACTTAGGCGACCTATCTTTCAGTAGTGATGTTACTGCTCCAACTTCTAACAGACATAGAAGATGGGATGCAACTTCAGGCTTAGTAGCTGGAGATGTAACTGCTGTAGATAGCGCAGATACCATTAGTTATGAAACTATTGTTGCTCTAAAAGCTTATGCTAAAGATAACTATATTAGAGGAATTAGAAGTTCCGGTAATGAAGAGATGTTCCATCTATTTGTTACTCCACAAGTTATGGCTGATCTAAAATTAGACTCAAACTTTTTAGCTAATGTAAGAAATGCTGGAATCAGAGGACCACAAAACCAGTTGTTCTCAGGTTCATCAAGCCTAATGGTTGATGGTGTTATGATCCACGAGTTCAGACACGTATTCAACACAGCTAATGCTACAACAGGTACTTCAGCTGAAGCCGGCGATGCTGGTTACAAATGGGGTGCTAATGCTGATATTAATGGTTCTGCATGTATTTTTGCAGGAGCACAAGCTTTAGCAATGGCTGATATTGGTCTTCCAGAAATAGTTGAAGATACATTCGACTACGGAAACCAAAATGGTATTTCAATTGGCAAAATCTTCGGTCTTAAGAAGCCTAAGTATCAATCCGACTATAATGGTAGTGTTGAAGACTTTGGTGTTATTAGATTAGATGTTGCATATTAATTGTGATATATTAATCGGGTAGCCTTTCGGGGCTACCCACTTTTAACAAGGAGTAATAATGGTAATAATTTCAGATAAAGATAGATATATTTCAACAACTTGGGGAGCTGCTGTAAGACTAAAAGCAGGAGAACCAAAGACAGTAGGAAAGAATATCGGATTACTTTGTTTACAGGAAGGTTGTAAAGAGTACATCGAACCAAAGGTTGAGGAAAAACCTGTGGTGAAAAAGAAAAAATCACCCGCTAAAAAGAGAAAATAAAAAATGGGAACACTTACTGGTGCAAATTTAATAGATAGAATTCAAGATACTTTACAAGATACAACTTCTGTACGTTGGCCTGAAGCCGAACTACTTAGATATATAAATGATGCACAAAGAGAGATCGTAAACTTTCGACCAGAAGCTTCAGCAACAACAGCTACTGTTACTTTGTCTTCTGGTACTTTACAAGACTTGCCTTCTGCAGGTCTGCGTTTAATAAAAGTCACAAGAAATATGTCCGCAGCTTCTGGTGGTACAGGTAAAAGAGCTATTAGAATTGTTGACATTGATATTTTAAATACTCAAAATCCAGACTGGCATGACCCTACCGTTACAGGAGAAGCCGCCCATGGGTCTATAGTTAAACACTATGCGTTTGACCCTGACAACCCAAGACAATTTTTTGTTTACCCTGGAATTGATTCTTCTTCTAATGGGTACGTCGAAGTTGTGTACTCCAAAGCCCCAACAGATTTAAGTGCAACGTCAGATACTATTGATGTTGATGATATTTTTGCTAACGCAATTGTTGATTTCGTTTTATATAGAGCTTACCAAAAAGACTCAGAGTATGCTGGAAATGCACAAAGAGCTGGAACACATTACCAACTATTTACTAACAGTATAGGACAAGGTTCACAGGCGCAAAACATAGTTAATCCAAACCTTGACTATGCAGGCAATAAAGTAATCGCGCCTTAAGAGGAGTGATATATGGCAAGTTTTAATTCTCTAGTAAAAGAAATTTTACCTTATGTTCCTACTTGTCCTGATTCTTTAGTTGAGTCTAATATTCGTTCCGCTACTATTGAACTATGTGAAAAGTCAAAAGCTTTTGTTTTTGATCTTGACCCTATTACAGCAATTAGTGGTGTTTATGAGTATGACTTTGACCAGCCTACTGGTACGGATGTCCATCAAATACTTTGGGCAACACATGAAGGTGAAGACCTAGACCCAATAAGCCCAAGAAGTTTAGAGTTAAATTACCCAGACTGGCGTGATAAATCTAGTATTCCTCAAGTTTACCTACAGAAAAATAAAGATACTTTTTGGTTAGTTCCCGTGCCAAACAGTACTAAGACCAATGCTATTCAACTTAGCGTAGCTTTAAAACCATCAAGAACATCAAACAATATTGATACTGCTTTTTCTAATGACTATAGAGATGGCATTATTTATGGCACTTTATATCGTTTGTTAAGAATACCAAGCAGAGAGTGGAGTGATCCAAATGCTGCTAGAGATTATTTAAGTCTTTTTAATGAAGAAGTAAAACAAGCAGAACTAAGGGCTAGAGGTGGCGACTTAGGAGTAAGGCGTCTTGTTAAGTACAAAGGGGTAGGTTTAACTCCAAGAAAAAGGTACAAGCGTTATGGTAGAGAGATTGACTATTGATGGGGTTGGGATTGAACAGATTCCTGTCCAAGATGTCAAAACTGCTTATCAATTAATAGAATACGATTTAAAAAGAATTAGACGTAAAAGTTACTCTGATTGGATTCCTGCTGACGTTTATGTAGCTTTGCTAAACAGACAGGCAGACCTGTTTATGTTTTACGATAGCGACAACTACGTTGGCTTTATAGTAACTTCTATTGTCCAAGACACTAACGGGAAAGAAAACCTTTTTGTTTGGGCAAGCTACCAAAAACCAGAGTACAATTATACTGAAGTTGGTTTTAAATTTTTAGATAAACTAGCGTATAATAAAAACATTGAAGCCATTGAGTTTCACACAAGTAGACCGGGCTGGGAAAGAGTAGCGACCAAGTACGGCTTTGAATTAACAAGCTACATATATAAAAAAGAAGTATGAGTGGTAAACCAAAAGCAAGAGAGTTTAAAGCTGGAGAACAAGAGCAGTTTTTATCTGAAACAGCTAGAGCTGAAAAAGATTACTTTAACCAAAAGTATGCTCCTCTTTTAAAACAAGCAGCTCAAGAAGCAGAAACGCAAGACCTTGGTGCCCTCGCAAGAGGCACTGCACAAGCAGATACTATGCAAGCTTTGACTGGAAGGGGCCCAACTTTAGGTTCGGTGACTTCTATAGATGCGGCTGCTGATAGAGCGATTGCGGCAGGCCAACAACAAATTAAAGGTGCTGCACAAGGTTTACAAGTACAAAGACAAAGACAACTAGGGGTTTTAGGTACAGCAAGAGGGCAACAGGCAGACACTACTGCTGGTTTAGCTCAAGCTGCTAAGATAGAAGCAACTAGGGCTTTACAAGATGCTCAAGCCCGTCAAACTATGCGTCAAGCTAGAACACAAGCCCTTTCTCAAATTGGCGCAGCAACAGCAGCCGCTGGTATGAAGAATTTAGCCACTTACGAAGGGGCTAACTATGGTGCTAGTGTTTCCCAGGGTTATGGCGAGTTTGCTAAAGGTGGACAACCAAGCTTTTTTACAAGATTTACTACTCCTTATACAGGCTTGTATCAACAAAACCAACAAAATAAAGGTAAAGGGAGTTCAAGTTTCTAATGACACTAGGTGAAGGCGTTACAATGATTGAAGATCGTAGGTCTAGAAGTACTAGAGGGCAAAATAATGACCCTTCTTCTACTTATACAGGCATTCTGCGAGAGGACTACAATAGGTATGTAAGAGATTTTAGACCTTTTGAAGAGAGACTTTTAGCAAGCCTTGATGATCAGTCTTTAGTTGAACAAGCTAGAGTTGATGCAGAAAAACAAGCTAGAATTTCTAGAGACATACAAAAAAGAAATATACAAAGGTATGGCGGAGCTGGTCTTTCTGCTGCACAAATACAAGAACAAGAAAGAGCCTTACAACGAGGTAGTGCTTTAGGACTATCGGGTGGTTTAAACCAAGCAAGGCTTGCCCAAAGAGATATTAATCAAGCTGTTTTGGCTGACTTAATTAACATTGGCCAAGGGGTTAATAGAAGTGCTTTATCTAACTTACAGATTGCTTCTAGTCTACAACAACAAAGAGAAGCGGCTTATAAACAAGCCAGAGCAAACTATAGCTCAGGCCTTATTGGGTTAGGGGCAGATATCATAGGAGCGATAATATAATGTCAACGTTTAGTCAGTTTTTTAATCAATACACAAATCAAATAAGAAATAGAGAAGCCGCAAAACTTCAAAGAGAACAGCTTATAGCAGCACGTGGAGCAAACTATGCCCAAGCGGCTCAGAGTAGACTTAACCAGATTACATCAAAAGGAGGCTTTACAGTAGACGGGGACGGCTACAAAGTAAAAAGCCTTGAGGCTTTACATGACGTTAATAACGCTAAAGATTTTGTTGAGTTTTTAAACTTTGATAACAACGTTAGAAAGTACTATGACGAAGAAGGTAATGTAGTTTCTGGAACCTTACTTGGTCCGACAAAAGTTGGCGAAGACAGGTTTATTTTTAACATAGAGAAAAAAGATGGCTCTATTGCTCCTGTTACTATAAATAGAAGTAGCGACCCCAATGATAGGATTTTAGAGTTTTCTAAAGAAGATTTAACTAATTTTTACAATGCACAGGCTAATAATTTAGCGTCAAAAGGTGGTATATCTGGCTATGCTGCTGGTAAACTGCAGGGGCAAATTCTTGATAAAAAAGTTCAAGCGCAGCTTACTGGCGGTGAAATGTTAAGTGACTCAAATCTCGCACCAGACACTCTTATAGAGGGCATTGGTCAACTAAATGAAACTCTAAAAAGCCTTACATCGGAAGAAGAAAAAGCAGAGATTGATGCAAAACCTGATGGTTTAGACGTCGAAACAATTGGCGCTGAAGCTGCCCCTGAAACCGTTGGACCTCAAATAGAAACCACTGAAGAAACAGAGAGTTTAATAGACCAAGCTGTAGCTGCACAGCAACAAAGGTTTAGCACTAGGGGTTCTGAGTTTAATCAATCTGGTGCTTTTGTAGAAAGTTCTAAGCTAGGAGATGAAAGTATCTTAAAAAGTATTGGAGAGGCTTGGGATAATGCTAGCACAGAAGAACGTTTGTTATGGATAAGTAACGGCTTGATTCTTGTTCCAGGGCTTGGTGCTGGCGCTGTTGCAGCAAAAGGTTTTGCCCAAATCGTAGGAAAATCTAAGTTTGCACGAGGTCTTATAGATACTATTAAAAAGACTGGAGAAAAAGCCTTTACTAAGCCTGGTAAGGAGTTAGACTCTTCTAAACTATTACCTCGCCCTGGTCCGCAACGACTGCCTGAAACCATTGAAAAAGGAAGAGCAGCTAAACCTCCAAAAATAGACCCCATAAGAGATGTACCCCCAACACCAAGAGAATTTTCTGCTACTCGAACTACGTTTACTGCCGGTGTAACTTCTAATATAGCCATTAGGTCAAGTGGTGGGCCAGAAGCAGAAGCTGCTCAACAACAGGAACTACCAGAGCTAGAGCCAGTTCCTGCTATACCAACAGATTTAAAAGGAGCTACCGAGTGGTTTAATAACCCTGATAATCAAGCTACTCTAAAACGTTTACCTCAAGAGCAAGTTGATAGTGTAAGAAAACTTTTACAAGAGAATAATATAAATAGTAAAGAAGCTTTAGTTGAAGCTAAACGAAAAAACGAGTTAAGCGAACTTGAGTATGCGAAAGCTGCTGCAATTATTGCATTTTCATACAATCGTGGAGAAGATGTTGGAGCTTCTCAAACTATATTTAACTCTTTAATGAATCTAGGACAAACAGGTAGTCCAGACGTAACTACTTACCAAGCGGGTAGTTTAGCGATTAGACAAAAGGAATTCCGACAAAAAGCAAAAGAATATAGAGAGGCGCAAAACACTAAGTTTGCGAAAGAGCTTGATGAGTTACATGATGTATTAGGGTCTGAAGGGGCCTCAAGTAAGAAATTTAAGGCTCAAATGAAATCAAAACTTATACGTTTTCTAGATAAAGCGGAAATCGGCGACCTAGATGACACTCAAATCCTGCTAATTGATAATTTATTAGCAGAAGCTATTAGAAATAAAGCAAATAGTTTAACTAATATTGAAAATATTGGTGATTTTATTGCGGACTTCTTTAGAGGAACAGCGGAGGATACTCTAGGCAACGCTATGGACAATATTAAAATCATTAAAGATAAGGACGGCAACCCTATAAGAGTTGTAACCCTTATTACACGTGGCGGTAGACAAGTCGAAGGAAAAGGTAGTATGAGCTGGAATGACTTTACAGCCTTATTAGGGGATCGAAGATTACAGCGATACGCACTACAACGTATAAAGGATAGTTAATGTGGCGAAAGATACAGAGTTCAAAGTTGGACAATTTGATGCCTCTGGTGATTTTGACGCTGTAGAACAGTTTCAATCTGGGCCCGGTGTTGACGGCGCCGAAATAACTGACCCCATACAAGCTTTTCAAACCGGGGTACAAGCAGGCGGGTTAAACCTTGTCGCTAATCTAGAATATTTTAATGCTATTGGTAACTCCATTATGGGGGAACAAAAGGCTCGGGACCGTGCTATTGCTAGAGCGCAAAACCTGCAACAAGATTCGGCCTCTTTAATGGCAGATTTTGAAAGCTTTGAAAATTTCTTAGAAGAGCCTACTGTCGGTGGTTTTATAAATCAAGTTTTTAGTGCTACAGGGCAATTTGCTCCTTCCGCTGCTGCGAGTATGGCTGCAGCTTTGACGGGTGCAGGTGTTGGGGCTTTAATTGGAGGGGTTGCTTTAAAAGCAGGGGGACAAAGTGCTTTAACAAGTTTGGCTACTAAACGAGTTGCTCAAAAAGAAATCAAAAATATAGTCAATAAAAAACTTAGAAATGAAACCTTAGATGAAGCTGAAGAAGGTTTACTAAATGCTACTTATGATAAATTAAGAAAAGACTATTTTAATAGACAAATAGGCAGAGGGGCTATAGCTGGAGCGGTTGCTCAAGAATACCCTCAAGGCGCTGGTATTGCTTTTGGCACCTTTGCTGAGCAAGACATGGTTGATCCTGTTCAAGCTTTTCAATCTTTAGGCTTAGGAGTTCCTTTTGCTGCTGTTGGTGTTGGCTCTGAAGCTTTAATCGCTAACAACTTTAGAAAGATACTCATGAAAGGTAAAGGGCCTTTACACAACCAAATCTTACAATCTATTGGAGTTTCAGCTACAGCTGAAGGTGTTACTGAGGCTTTACAAGAAGAGCTTACTGTGCAACAAAGGTTTGCTATTGATGACGATTATGAACAAGCTCATGCAAACTTAGATAGAGCGCAAGCTTTGTTTGCAGGTTTTTTTGGTGGTGCTGGCGTTGGTGCAGCTGGTGGTACAGTAGCCTCTGTTATTGGTAAAGCTAGAGAAGGTGTAAATGAAGGGTATGTAGCGCAAATTGAAAAGAACTTTGAATCTGAAAGATTCGGCAATACTGAAGACGGTAAAGTCGCGCCTGAGCCTAAAGGTTGGTTACTTGCTCAAATGAGAGCAATGGTAGACCCAAGCAACAAAAAAGATTCTGTATTTATTGATGCTAATTCATACCAACAAGCACAAGAACTACAGAATGACCCTAGGTATGCAGACTTATTTGCTCAAGCTGGCGCTAAATTTGTTGATGGTGGTCGTATGGGGACTTTACTTAGTTCTAACGAAGAATCCTTAGCTAGATTTGCAGACCTTGTAAAAAATAACCCTAATGACACTTTAGCTTTAGATGCACTTTTAGTAGACATCTTAGGTTTTACTAACAATAGAAATGTAGGACAAGATACCTCAGTAGTAGAAGTATCAGACCTCGACGGCAACTTAATTTGGTACCAAACGGTTGACCAAGAAACTAAAGCTGCTGCAGAAAGAAAAGCTCGAGAACTTTTTGGTAATGAAGCTAGGGTAGAGTCAGTTTCTATTTCTGACCATGTACTAAAAAGAAAACAAAAAGTACAAGAAGAAAAAATGGGGAGAACTAGAGGGTCTGGTGCTTTTACTTTACAAGAAGGTTTAGATGAAGTTAGACAAGACCAAGCGGCTGCTATGGAACAAGAGGACCCTTCTGCTATTTTTGCTAACCTCCCAGAACCTGGTATTGCAGAATCAACTCCACCTATTAGAGCTTCTTTACGTTCTTTAGGTAGAAAAGTAGAAGGCCGTACTAGAGAAGTTATTCCTTTCGAAGTGCAAATGCCTGAGGGTGAAGGTTGGGCAGTTGGTAAAAAAACAAACCTTAAATTTATAGAAGAAGAGGTTATTAACAAAGCCAAAGGTTTTTTTCCAGAGTTTAAAAGCCTTAATGACCAATTAAATGCAAACTTAGAAGCTGGTCGATACTCTAACGCACTTCTCAATACCTATAACGAAATAAGTGAAAAGTTTCCTAGTAATCTTTACACCATTACGGAGTTTGAAAACAATGTGGGAGAAACTAGGTATCAAATACAAGAGTTAAAAACACAAGACCTTGATACTATGCTGCCTGCTCTTATTCCAACTAAAGTTCAACAAGCCTTAGAGATTGAGTCTAATATTGAGAATAATATTCAACAAGCTAGAGAAAAAAACATACCAATAGAAAAAGGCAAAAGAACTACTTTAACTGGGTTTAAAATAAAAACACCTGGTAGTAACCAGTTTAGACCAGTTTATATGCCAGTTTTAACTTCCTTTGGTAGAAAACTAAACGCTGCTTTAAGAATGGAGACTGCCAACCCTAAAGAACAAACCGAACAAGAACAAATTAGAGATGGGTTTGGCACTATTTATTTTTATCTTACAGACCAAGGCTATGAATTTACTTGGCCAGGAAAAGATAATTTTAACACCTCTTTAGAAAAGTCTAATGCTATTGTGTATGCTGACAAGGGTAAAAATTTAAGTTTAAAAGCTTTACAGCCCGGCAAGTTTGGGGTGCCTGGTATTGTTGGAAAGGCTTTAACTCGAGAAGAAAAGTTTAATAATTTAAAAAAACAGATTAGAGAGGCTTTTGAAGTAGGTAGATATGATCGTCAACCTTTTGACCTTGCAACTTTGGAAGAACAGTTTACTGACCCTGAGCAACTAGAAGAACTAGAGGATTTTGTTGAAGAAGTTATTAACCCGCAAATACCAAGCGTTGCTGCTAAGATTACAACACCATCAAGACTTGAAGCTGGAGAGTTTTTAGAGGCCGAAGCAGACACTCAAGCAGAGACTTTAGAAGGCACTCTTGACGCCTTGACTCCTACTCAACAAAAAAACTTAGAGCTTAGAGAACTACAAAAAGAATCTTTATTAAACGGTGTTCCTGATAAGAATAACCCTTACTATGGTGGGCCAAGCAAAGACAACGTAAAAATAAGTGAAGACGTTAGGGCCGTTTTGGGTACAAATTTTCCCAACTTTTTACAAAACATAGTAAAAAATAAATTTAAAATATTTAGAAATATTCGTATTCATACTCATGTAGAGGATTTAGATAAAACGTTACCATTAAATTTTGATTTAGCCCCTAAACCAAAGCTGCAGGAAGAAGGAGAAAAACAAAAGGACGGGGATATCTCAAGACTTGAATTTATAAAATCAGCACAAGCTCAGCTTAGAAATGACCCAGAGGCCCAAGGTCGTATTGTAAGTATTGGGAACACTGACATTATTTTACTTAAGGTACCAGAGGCGCAAATTGCAGCAGGATCAACAGTAGAGAATGTAGCAGCACAGGGCCGAGCTTATTTAGCTTTAGCTCACGAACTTGGCCATGTGGTTTTTAACCAAGAAATAGACAACGTATTAGATAACAAAGCTCTTAGAGATAGGTTGTATTTAGCTTTTGAAAAAGATGCTGCAGCCGAAGGGGCACCGCGTATATACAGCGAGGAGCATGGCTTTGAAGAGTGGTACTCTGATAATCTTGCTTCTTTTCTTTTAAAAGAATTTAAACAAGAAAGGCAAAAACCTAAAAATGCGGTCGAAGGTTTTTTTGTTCGTATGGCTAAAAAGTTAAAAGCTGCTTGGGACACACTATCTCGTGAAGTTCGAAGAAGGTTTCAAATAAACCCAACTTTTGATGAGTATATTACAGAAGTAGTAGCTTCTTATAAAAAAGGTATTAGAGAGCCTAGCAGGAAAAAAATACCATTTATTCAGGTACGTAATGCACAGTTTGTAGCTGAAAAAATTGTACCAAAGTTTGCAGAAAAATATGTTGGCAAGAACTTTGCAAATAGAGTAAGAAGAGAAACTACACAGTTTTTATCTTCTGACAACCAAGTCTCAAGGATTGCTAAATATATTACGATGCCCTCTGCTAACTTTTTACGAAGTCTGGGTAAAGAAAATAAAACTGGAGATAAATTAGCTGATATTTTTGAAACTCGATCTCAAACTACTGATACAAAAGGTTTGGTACAAGCTAAACTTTTAAATACTAATTCAGCTTTAAATGAGATAGAAGCTATCTTAGGCATTGATAGAAAAACTGGAGTCACTCAAGAAGCAATACAGGTTCTTTTAGAAACAGAAGATAACCTTGTAAATGACAGAGACCTTCCATCAGAACAAAGCCGAGAAATAAGAAGTTGGCTAAAAGATTTTTACAACAAAAATAAACTTAGCCTTATTTTTAAAGGCGAAGCTCTAGAAAATTATTTTCCACGTCTTTTAGACCTTCAAAAACTAGACACTAGTGAAGGGGCGCAAGAACTAGCTAATATTCTTCTTCAATATAATCCAGATTTAAAAGCAAAAGCGGCTTTAGGTATAGCTCAAGAGTTAAGAAAAGCCATTGATCCAAATGATGCTTTAATGGAAGGTAATCAACAGAATGAAGACGAGGGCCCTACTTCTTTTAACCTAGGTTTAGCTAAAAATAGAACTAAATACTTTGCGAACGTTCCTACTAAAGCTCTACGAGAGGCCGGCTTTTTACGCCCACCAGAAGTAGCTTTAAGAACTTATATTGCTAATACTGTAAAAAGGGTTGAGTATAACAAAAGAGGCGGGGCTAAAAGAGTTCAATTTCTTTTAGACCAATTACCAGAAAACCAAAAAGAAGCAGCTGAAAAAGCTGTTAATGCTAATTTAGGTAGAACCAATGCAGCGCTTGGTCCTATTTCAAGGTTTGTTAATAGTTGGGGTTTAGTCTCTAATATTTTAAGTTTACTAGCTTTCTCTGTTTTTGCTTCTTTGCCTGACTTTGCAGGACCCGTGCTGCGTTCTAAGTCCTTTAATAGTATAAAAAATGTTACTGACGTTTTGTCTAATAAAGTTAACAGAGAGGAAGCCGCACAGTTGGCAAAAGATATAGGAGTAGTATCAACTGATGCTATTAGTAGTATGTACGTTAATGCTGCAGAGTTAGACTATATGAGTGATAACGCCAAATTTATCTCAGAAAAGTTCTTTGAGTATACTGGTTTAAACTGGTACACCCAGTTTACTAGAGAGTTTGCTGCTGGCATGGGTAAAAGGTTTTTAGTAGAGCACGCAAAGAAAGCCGAAAAAGGTAATGAAACTTCTATTAGGTACTTAAAAGAATTAAATTTAAATGCAAAAGAAGTAAACGCTTGGATAAAAGATAACTTTGATGTTAAAAACCATACAAAAGTTAAAGAAGGACTAGGAAGATTTGTTGAAGAGTCTATTGTTCGACCTGATGCTTCACAAAGGCCTGTTTGGGCCTCTGACCCTAGGTTTGCTTTAATTTGGCAGCTTAAGTCTTTCTTTTATGCTTACGGTAAAAATATTATTGGTGGGGTTTCTAATGAAGTTAAAGCTCGAGCCAAAGCTGGTCAAAAAATACCGAACATTGCTTTCCCTATTTTATTGGCAGCTTCCACACTTCTGCCTTTAAGTATGTTAGGGTTAGACCTAAGAGAAAGGTTTAAAGTTGGTTTAGACTGGTTACTACCTTTCACTGGACCTAAGAATGACAGTGGTATTTTTGATTCTTCTGGCAAAGACTACAGAAAAAGTTTAGATATGGAGCCAGGAGAGTACGTTTTTGAAATACTAGATAGGTCGGGAGTGTTTGGGCCTTTTGCTTTAGCTATGCCCTTGTTTATGCAAGAAAAGCGTTATGGCGACCCATTTTGGGTATCGCCTTTAGGTCCGAGTGTAGAGAAAGGTTTTGATTTCTTAGAAGGAGATTTAGATTTTGATGATATCATTCCTATTTGGAGTCAGTTATAATAAGGTACTATGGCATATTCAAATACAATTAAACTAGTAGTAGGTGATACTCTTCCTGAGTTAACTTTTACTCTAAAAGACAGTAACACAGCAGCTTCTGGCCAAACTCTTGACCCAGAAGATAACTCAACTTGGGCCCCAATAGACCTAACAAGTGGTACTGTACGTTTAAGAATTAGGGAAATTGGTAAAACTACAGTATTAAGTACGATAAGCGCAACCATAAGTGATCCAACAAATGGGGTTTGTTCCCTGTTGTTCCCTTCTGGAACTTGGACAGCTTCTGGAACTTTTGAAGGAGAAATAGAGTTTACAAAGTCAGATGGCAATATTCAGACAGTACAAGACTTAGTTAAGTTTAAAGTACGTGATGATTTTGACTAATGGCATTCAAAGTTACTGTAGATTATCAGAACCTACGATTAATTATAGACAGCGACTCAACAGAGTCCGTTAGTACTTTTGCACAAACAAAAGCCCTTGTTGATTTTGTTAATTTACAAAACTCATTACAGTACGTAAATCTAACAGCAGCCGATGTTTTACTAGACGCTGATACTAAAAACTTATACTTTTCTTCTCAGTACGACTCTCCTCAAGCTTTAGAAGTCACTGTTTCTGATTTAATTGATACTATTGATACTGCTTTAGGCAAAAGTGATTCAACTACTTTGACAGAAAATGCTGTTAAAGCTATAGGAAAAGGGGTCTCTGACTCTGTTGCTCTTACTGAAGTTCTAGCAAAAAGCATACTTTTTGTCCGTGTTTTTTCTGATACATACTCTGTAAGTGATGCGATAGATAGCCTCGATACTGGCCTAGGTAAAACAGATAGTCTTACTTTATCAGAAGCAGAGGCAAAATTATTTGAAACATCTAAATCAGATTCTTTAAGTCTAAGCGAAGTAGATACCAAACTTTTTTCTTTAGGTAAGGCTGATACGCCTATTCTTAGTGAAAATATCGATGCTATTGATACTGCTTTAGTAAAAAGTGATACCGCAACTTTAAGTGAAGCTTTAGACAGTATTAGTACCTCACTACCAAAAGCAGATAGTTTTACATTATCTGAGAATGCTTTGTTGTTAGTGGGTTTAAACAAAACGGATTCGGTATCGCTTTCTGAGTCTTTAGCGCGGGTTGTTGCTTATGTTAGAGAGTTTTCAGATGGTTTTACTTTAGATGACCGCGCAAGTGTTACCGATGAACTACAAACAGACATAGGGCTAGTAAAAGGCAATATTGTTACTATGTTAGAAGATTCTTCTTTTGCCTTATCTAAACCCGCTATTACGGCTTCTGTTACCATGCAAGATGTTTTAACTTATGCTGGCAATTTTGTACAAACAGACAGTGTAAATGTAAGCGATGTACAAACTTTGGGTACTGGACTAGGTAAAGATGATAGTATTGCGGTTACAGAAGACCTTAATCTTGATAATACCCTAGTAAAAAGTGAAGTCTTATCTATTCTTGAGGCTATTAGCTTAGCTCCAAGCTTAACCCAAAGCGATAGCTTTTCTCTAAGTGAGAGTTTAGTCTACAGTTCAAGTTTAAGTAAGGCAGATATAGTAACTTTAAGTGAAGCCCTGGCCCAAAGTGTTAGCAAAAGTCTATCAGATAGTGTTACAATATCTGAGTCGATCAGTGTTTTATTTGTGCCTGGCGGCACTAGTGTACTTAACACTGCGCCTTTAAACACTGGTGTATTAAATTAGGAGAAAAAATGATTAACGATAATCTAAAACTTAAGGGTCGATTAAAGATCGCACTCAACGGTGAAACTGTAAAGGAAGTTGACAATATCGTTGTAACAGACGGTAAAGAATATGTCGCTTCTAGAATGAAAGATGCAACAGCAACGGCTATGTCACATATGGCCATTGGTACTGACTCAACAGCAGCATCAGCATCTGATGCAGCCTTAGGGTCTGAAGCAGGTAGAGTTTCTTTAACTTCTACTACTGTTACCTCTAACGAAGTTGAATATGTTGCAACTTTTGGTGCTGGTACTGGTACTGGAGCAATTACTGAAGCAGGTATTTTAAATGCTTCTTCTTCAGGAACATTACTTTGTAGAACAGTTTTTTCAGTTGTTAATAAAGGATCATCTGACTCAATGACAATTACTTGGACAGTTACAGTCAGCTAATAAATTAGGAGGCTATAACTGTGGGAATTGTTTTTAAGAACAATGCCAAGACAACTCTTGCATCGGGTATTACCGACACAGCAACATCCGCAACCGTTGTTGATGGTAGCGTATTCCCATCTTTAGGTGCAGGCGAGTACTTTTTTTGTACATTTGATACTGGTACGCAAAATGAAATAGTAAAGGTTACTGCTAGGTCCGGTAACACCCTTACTATTGTCCGTGCTCAAGACAATACCACAGCTAGGTCTTTTTTATCCGGCCATGCCGCTGAACTCAGAGTCACTGCCGGTGTCCTAGAAAACATCCAAGAAAACATAGCAGCTAAGTCTGCTAACCAAACTATTTACTCAACCACTACAGCAAGTAGTGCAACTTCATACGACATTGGTATAGACCCCGGAGTGGAGGCAAATGCTAGTGTCTTTTTAGACGGGGTTTACCAACATCACGACACATTTTCGTTTAGTGGTTCAACTTTAACTTTTGACGCAGCTCCAGTAGACGGTACCGCTTTAGAAGTAATTGTTGATAATTTAATTAATTTACAGTCTTCTAATTTAAGTGTAGATACCTTTACCGCAGCTGATGTTGGTGGCAACCCTCAAACAGACTTTACTTTATCCGATGTCCCCGGAGCAGAGACCAACTTAATTGTCTTTGTTGATGGTGTCTTTCAAAACCAAGACTCCTATACTTTTTCGAACAATACATTAACCATGACAGACGGCGTTACTGCTGATCGAGTAGTAACCGTTTATATAATCAACCCCGTCAACATTGGTACCCCAAGCGATGGCACTATTACCAGTGCTAAATTATCTGGAGACATTACATTCCCGGGAGACATTACAGTTACAGGCGATGTTGCTTTTGACTCACCAACCTTTGTAGTTGATAACGTTAATTCAAGAGTGGGTATTGGTACCGCCGCTCCATCAACCTTATTGGATATTGTTGGTGACGTAAAAATGTCAGCCGACCTTACAGTAGATACTTCTACCTTACACGTAGACTCTGCTAACAACAGAGTTGGTATAGGAACTACTTCGCCAGAACAAATATTACATCTTGCTTCAAATAGTCCAATTATCAGATTAGAAGATACTGATGGTACTGACCAATATGGACAAATTAAATACAACGGAACTCTATTGGATATCATGTCAAGAAATGGAGCATCTGATGGAGTTATTAGATTTGGTGGTCATGCTGGTGGTAACTTTACTGAGTATGCTAGATTTGCTAGCTCAGGCAACTTAATGGTAGGTAAATCATCTCAATCAGGAAATGCTGCATTAACAATTAAAAGTCCTGCTGGTGGCAATACAGGAATTATGATTGTCGAAGGTGATACCAGCGATGGTTGGGGATTATATTCTGTAACTTCTGATGATTCTTTTAGAATTACACAATTTACAGACCCGGGCACTTATAGCGATAAAGTAACTATTGATTCCTCAGGCAACATAGGGGTTGGTACAACCTCACCATCTACTTATGGCTTATTTACTGTAAATGGCTCTGGTATTACCAATCATATTAATTCAACTTCTGGTGCTGGTGGTATCAATTTTTATGAAGGTGGTTCTGGTAGATTTAGTCTAAGAACCCTTAATGGTTCTGCTGGTTTAGCATTTTATGACACTTTTAATGGGGCAGAACGCATGAGAATTAGTAGCTCGGGAAATGTAGGGATAAATAACACTCAAGCAAGATATCCATTAAATGTTTACAACTCAACCAACGACACTGAAACATTAAAACTAGATACAAATGGTGGTAGTGGTAGTGTGCAAGGTAGAAACCATTTAGGTATCAATCATTTTGATTCTAGTACTACAAACTCAAGCTGTAGAATTTCTGCAATCGAAGATAGTACAGGCAGTTGGAGAGCTTCTCTTGCCTTCAGCACCAGATCAGTAGATTCTGATTCAGTACCAACAGAACGCATGAGGATTACTAGTGGTGGACTACTAAATGTTAAAAGCACTACAGTTGGTGCTGGTGGTGGGCAAATAGCACTACAACCACAAGATGCTTCAACTGCAGATGACCAAGATTATGGTTTTATCTCATTTAGAAACAATAGTGAAACTACGCTTGCTCAAATAAAAGGAATTAGTGAAGGCTCAGGCAATAATAAGTCACATTTGCAATTCTATACCAGTGATGGCTCACTTGGTATGAGAATGAGAATAAGAGATAACGGCACAGTTCAAGTTATTGGTGCATTGTCAAAAGGCTCAGGTTCATTTGAAATTGAACACC